GCCTCATTTTCCAATGAAGAGAAATCAAACTTGTTCCCATAAGGATCAAGTGGAACCTCAATACCATGTGTATTGAGGTAACTGATGATAAATTTATCATCATAGACCACATCCGCATGCGGTTGAAGAGGGCCAAGTAGACCCTCTTCCTTGTAACGAAACCTCGCGGTTTCTTTAACAAGGATCCTCACCTTATCTGGTGAGGAAATACCCTTCTTGAGACGGGTATTGAGGCTCGAAAGGGCCTCAAGTTTCAGGAATCTCTCCCTGAAGTCCGAGATCGAAAGGATCTCGTAAATGTAGCCGATATACGGCCACATCCACCCTGGTAACAGGGTGTCGAGGACCGGGAAACCGATCCCGCCCCCGGAAGGGGGCAAGTAAAAGGGAAGTGTCAACTTCCCTAGAACAGAGTATTGATATGCTCTGTTAAAAATCAGCGAGTAATAGCTGATCACGGCCGTCTTGAAAAGACGGTCGTCAAAGTAACCAAGTTGGTTACTTAACATCCTCCCTTTCCCGAGGATTGAACTCCGATTCTCGGAGTGCTCACGGCTCATCGTCGTGAGAAGACGTGACTTAATCACGTCTATATACGAGACCTTGATGTCTCGTAAATGTCCCTCCAAGAGGACATGATCCTCACAAAAAATGAGGATTCTCCTGGAGACCAAGTCTTTCCAGGATGCCTTCCAGCCGAGAGCCTGGAATATCTTGCGGAAAAGCAAGATTACGGCAAGCGACTGCCGTAATGCGGCGACATCATCGCCGCATATACAACACGGATCTCGGTGTTGTAACTGGATGGTGGGAGCCGTCCATAACTCAACAGGAATTGTTGAGTAATACATGGTCATCTCTTCGATGACCATATTCTCAAGCGTAAGCGTGAGAAACGAAAGAGGTTCCCCCATAAAGGAACCCCTTTCATGGCGAAACAATTCGCCAATGAGGTCGGTCACGGCCTCAGAATATCTCGGATCGACCGAGATTTCTCGCCTACATAAGACGAGATTAAAGAACACCCAGAAAGGGTGTCTCTTGGGCAGGCTTCGCAAGAAGCCCGTCCACATTGCTTCAATCACTTGAAGCGGAATCAAGTCTGTTGCAGACTTGTAGTCTGTCGACTGACAGACTGGATCAGGGAAGCGAGAGCTTCCCTCAAGGTTCCTTGAAAGGAACTTGAGAAAGGTCCACATTTTGTTCGTGGACCTGAGCCCAATACGGGCTCGACCATCCCTTGCAAGGATGGGTTCAGCCATGAATCTCATGGCTCGACAGACCAGGGTAAACCAGGTCTGATTCTTGCCCAGGGGCCTGGTCTTAGCACCAGGCTCCGCAAGGCAAGTAAGTTCTGTTTGGGGCAGAACTATTGGGTGATAGATGAGATGGAATCTCATCTGATCCTCCCGGAAGAGAGGATAAACCTCTCCGGTAGGAGAGAGTAAGAGGAACGCTGGTTCCACTTTAATGCCATTTTCGGTGGCATAGTAGCCTTGTTTGGCTGCTTTACCTGCTGCGATATACAGCAGGAGTAAACCTAGGTTCGGACCCAGGTCACAGGGCTCCTCGAGGATGCTGGCAACAGCAGCCTCGCGGGCCTCTGACCACAGACCATTAAACATGGTCTGTATCGGAGAACGTGAGTCCTCTGAACACATGGCGTAATAGCCATATGTGCGCGGGAATATAATATTCCCGTAAACATCGAAAAACCGATGTTGGCTCAGATGACTCTGAGCAAACTCGTTTAACCCGAGTTTATAAGAACCGGATATATACACCGGTTCTACAAAAGCCCATGAAGTCCATGGGCTTCGGAACGGGGCGACCCATTCCTCACAGACTCCGGCCATGCCGAAGTCTTTCTGGGATGCCTCAAAGCACCCAGAAGTACTCACGGAAACGTGAGTAAGGTTCGTCATTTCGCGAACCTTAAGCTCGGAACCGATCCGGGCTGAGAAAGCTGTGACGCAAGAGAGCACAGCTG